TTGAAGCTGATACGCCATTTATTATTACATAAGAATATTTATCTAAGCGGTGCCGGGTGTTCCCCTATGCATACCGGAGCGTTTGTCACCATCGGATCCCAAACCCGAAAAAGCTTCGAGCTGGACACCCCTAGCATTAGGATCACAAAAGCGGGTATCACTCTTGCACATTGGTGCATTTTTTCGGCCATAAAGAGACTCGGCGAAAGCTGTCTGATCTCCTGGGATTTTTGTCACTGGGTTAGACACAAACTGACGCTCCATAGCATTGCGGAGGTACCTAGGCATGGAAGTCCTAGAACGCCCGGCATCATATGGAATACGATCACTACTGTAAGCCTGAACGAATGGTTTCACTGATGAGTAATAGCACGCCTCTAACCTATTAGGGGCGTCAGTAAAATCAGTAATGAGAACATTACCCATAGGGTTGTTTGGTGTAGGCATCTGACAGCTCGCACCTTCAACTGATCCACCGTAATTCTCCTTAACCATTCTAGACTTATAAAGAACATACACGACACCTAATACCGTCAGACCCAAAACGAATACACGTGGGTCACGTCGAATAACATAAAGTATAGTGCACACATAAATGATAAAACGAGAAGCAGCATTTACCCTGTCTTCTGGAGTTTGCTCACCTGTGGGCCAAAATTGGGTGACCTGGTCAGCATCAAAAAGCTGCTTAGGATCATCGAACCAAGCTTTCATTTAATATATGTATAGGTTTATTTTTTTGGAAGACCATTCAACATGCTACCCATCATTTTCATAAGGGCATCTTGGTCCAACTCCCCGTCACCACTTTGCATGTTATTCGCTACACCCTTGGCGATATTCTCAATTTGAGAAAGGGTGTCCGCTGGGAGAGCAGTGATGGTAGTACCAAGCATGTACAGAGTCTGAAGGTACTGCCAAGTAGCACCCTTTGTATTAGGAGACATCTTAGACCAGTAACGCTTAATATCAAGCTCCTTCAAAAACTCAATGTTCTCAATTTCATTGAGAAGAAATGTCTCATCCTTTGCAGAAATCTTATCGGCATATGGAGAAACACCATTCATGTATCCATCTACAACTAGGCGGGGGTTGGTTGACTTGAGTAGGTCAAACGAAGTTAACATTTTCTTGATTCCTTTTTCCTCTGGAAAAGTCTTGTGCAATTCCACAAGAAATTGACTCATCATATCATTGAAAGCAGAGACAGACGCCATTTTCTTATTATATTGGTTTAATCTTTAAGTTTAGAAAGGCTCTGTAGAAATAGCCTCCTTTTTACCTAAACCACCTGAGATTATGAAAAACACTAAAATCGCATTGAGTACAGCGGGTTTTGTGTATTTGTTAAGCTCAAGCTTACCTTCATTATTGAGATACGCTTTGAGATGAATATAACCAGCAGTTATACCAGCTGCAATTAGGGCGGCACTCACTGGGTCGCGTAAATGATCGGAGAGTTCCATTTAATTATAACGGGGATTTTTTGTGCGCTGCTCTGGTGCATCACCAAAAAAGACATTATCATCCGGCTCCTGCTGAGGTTGGGGTTGGGGCTCCGCGAACGATTCTTCACCACCCATTGGTTGAGCAATTGGTTCAGAAACTGGCTCTGGGGCTTCGGGTGCGTGTACACCATGTACCGTCTTGAATTCATTTTCAAGTCCAGTGGGTTGAGGATCTCCACCCATTTCATCTAGGGGTTCGGGTTCCATCTCAGGTTCGAGTCCCTCCATTGGCTGAGACTCCATCTCCTCCATCTGCTCATCAAGAACATCTGGGTCGGCACTGTCGTGGATGTCACCGTCGAGCGAAATATCACGCGTTTCTTGCGACATGTAAGTCTGAAGAATTTGTTGCACCGGAATCAATTCCTTTACGGTATTCTCGATGCATAAGGAGAAGCGGATCCTAAGATTTTCGTCACGAGCATACTCACTCTGTTCGTCGTGGAAGATGTAGGGGTCTCGGTACAGGTCCTTCGCGATGTTATTGTAACAGGTTTGAATAAAAACCTCTTCAGTTGGGAGCTTTAAAGAAATCTTCTTGTTATCAGCCTTAAGGCGAACCGCAGAGAGAATCTTTGTACAGGCAACAAAGACAGCCGCTAAAAGATCACCAAACCAAGTACACCTATCAGTTATGTTATCCGTGTGTCGCTTAGACATGGCATTAGACCAGTTTGGAACCTCCTTTAAATGTTTCTGAAACATGATAAGAACCTGCTTCCCCTTTGAGGTTTTCATTGCCTCGATGTACATATCCTGAAAAACTTCAATCATAGGTGGAATCATAATAAGGCACATCTGTCCAAGATACTCCTTTTTAGCCTCTACGAGAACGTTCAAATTGTCCATTTATGATTAATAGGGTTTTTAAATCCATCTTTTACTACGCACCTCTCCTGTACTGATTAGCCATTTTCTTCAAATTCATTAGATTTGGAAAATCTCCCTCTTCAACCTCTTCTTTCTTTATTTTACTCTTCTTGGGTACGATCCAAGATATGTATATGTCTTGATCACTTAAAAGTCTTACAGTAAAACCACCAAGTTCGAATTGCCTGGCTACATATTTTGCTGCAAGTCTTCTATCAAAGACTGGGTAACCAATCAGAAATCCTGGTACAGTGAGAAAAATCTGTTTATGTCCAAGTTCTACAGCTTGTTTAATCTTTGAAGAAAACTGTTCGTAAATCTTCTTGTAGATTTCTTTCCTGATCTGTTTTCTTTTTTCATCAATCTTAGTCACGTCATTGATACTTAACATTACAATTACTGTAATTTATTTTTAGCGGATTCCAACTCACTTTGATTAGGGACGGCCGCTTCCTTAACAAGTTCATATTGAACGAATTCCTTACCAGCAGAACTCTCTGTGAAAGCACGCACATCACCTGGGGCTTCAACACCAATGGGTTGTGTTCGAAGAGAAATTATACGAGATTTACCATTTTTAACCTCGAAAGACGCAACAACGGAGAAACCAAATGAAAATCCACCCTTCTTCATAGCCATGAACATGAGTTCGTATATTTCATCACGTTCCTTCCTGTAACCCTTGACTGCAGTAGTTTCGATGATGTAGGTGCAGACACCTGTACGCTTGGAGATCTCATTATTAGCCTTCAATACGAAATCCTCCATTGCATCATTGTTGAGACTTACCTCAAATTCTTCAAACCCATCAAGGTTTGGTCTGGGATCATTCAACTTTACTGGAGAAACAGACTTGGTGTAGCCTGAGAGACCGAATGTTTCTGTAAACATTTCCATGTTGGTTGTGAGGATGATAACAATCAGGATGAGAATAAATGCTAACAAGTAGTTCATCTTTACTAATATGCGTTAATTTTTTTTTAGAAAATACCGTATAGATAATAGATGTCACTCCTGATATATAGCCCAAGATGTAAACATTCGATGGATGTTATAGAATATATCAACAAACATCAACAGTTGAAACAACTTGTAAATTACCACAATGTCAACACACAGGGTATACCACCAAATTACAGAAATAAGATCAACCGTGTTCCAACCATGCTGACAAAAAATGGTAAAATTCTGGTTGGTACTGAAATAAAAAACTGGTTAGACTCACTCCTACCAGCTAAAGAAGTTTCACAAGGTTCCATTGGTGCATTTGGATGCTCAATGACATCCCTTGATGGGGATGCACCCAATTCAGATTTATTTTCCCTGAATGATTATGGTCAGTCTCTTCAACCAGCTATGACGAAGGAGTTAGAAGAAAAAATCAGTAGGGAAGTATCTAAAGGTGTTGCCTATACAGATTTAAATCAGTAGAACTAATTTAAAGATCTAACACACATATTTTAGTAGATATGAAATTAGTTACTATCCAGGCTTCAGCCGTTAAGTCTATATTTGAAGTACTAAAAGACATTCTAAATGATGTAAATGTATACTTTAAACCGGATGGTGTCTATATTGTCACTTTAGATACAGCCCGAACATCTCTTATAGATATATATCTAGCTGCGGATAACTTTGAAGAATACAGCTGCGATCAAGAAGAGGTCATAGCCGGTATCAACATCTCGAATACTTTCAAACTTTTGAAGACAATAACAAATAATGATGTTCTTACAATGGAAATCAAATCGAAAGAATATATGAATTTGGAAATATCAAGTGAAGCGAAAAAATCTCACACTAAGTTTGAACTCAAACTTCTCGATATTAATGAAAGTCGTATCGAAGTTCCAGAAATCGAGATGACCACTATAACAACTTTACCATCAACCGATTTTCAGAGACTGTGTCGTGATATGTCTAATATTGGTACCGATATTGAAATCACACGAGAGGGTAAAGCAATAAATTTCAAATGTGAAGGTGATTTTGCGAACCAAGAGACATCAATTGAATGTTTGGATGAAAGTCAAAAAATCACTGGTATGTACAGTCTAAAATACCTGAATATCTTTACAAAGGCGACGAGTATGTGTGCGTCTGTGCAAATTATACAAGAAACAGGTAATAGATTTTTGATTTTAAAGTATAACGTTGCAAATTTGGGTGAACTCAAGTTTTACCTAGCAACTAAGGTATCTGAAGACTGATTTCATAATTATATTTTTTCAACAATGATTCAATTAATTTATCAATTGCATCGATGTTCAATTGAATAATATATAATTGACCATAATGATATTCGATCACATTGTTTGGTACTGAGCTACATATTCCAGCTATATCAGTAATTTCAGAATCAATCTTCAAACAGAATTCTTCTCGTTTCTTTTTATGTTCTTCTTCATCAATATACGAATGTTGAAAACCCATACAAAACTCTATTTTATTAAATAATCTCATGTATAAAAGTTCACTCACTCTATACGTGTGTAGTTGATCATTTATCGAAAGGTATTTTAAAAATGTGGATATGATGATTGCTACTAGATTACCAATACCAGTTAATAGTATTAATATTGAATCTGATATAGCTGCGTCTGTAACTGGACATATAATACCTATCAGATTGACGATCCACCCTATCGATAAGCCTATATTCGTCAATTTTTCGGTGTATAAGGAGCTTCTATAAATTGCTGTCGTAAACAACATCCTTTTATTTTTGGTATAAAGGCTATACAGCTCTAATTGTTCTTGATGGGATAATTTATATCTACGCATTACAGTTATTGGATTCATATGATACCACAAGTATGGATTTGTACGATATTCCTTTAAAAGATCAATATACATTATATTATCAATAGTTTTTTTATGGTATCTGAAGACTAGTTGTGTAATCTTCAAGAGTATTGAGAACCTTTTTCATTCCTAGGGTATTCGAAAGAATAATCTTAGGAAAACGGTCTTTTAAGACATCTTTATCATAATACAACAAATGTTCGAGTGGAACCTTTTGTTCATGAAAATCACATCTAGGTCCAGAATATCGTTTCACCTTTTCAGTAATGTTTCGCATAGGTTTATCATCATGATCAACTATCCAAGCACTACTCAATGGGATACTAAAATGCATCGCTGAACTTTCGTTTTCACCCGGTCTGAAATTAATGTCATTTGATATAGCGGAATAAATATGTCCATTGTAATAATACTTGATACGTAAAATCACATATTTTACATTTTGTGGTATAGAGGTATGTCTAAAATCCCTACCAGTTACGTTACCATAAAATTCTTCAAGAATGCCATCCCAATCTCTACTCTCTTCTACCCAAAACTTATCATCCGTCTGGTATTTTAAGTCGTAATCTATTTTATATTCCAACTCTTCTTTGATAATTGTATAGTCTCGTGGTGTGGTTAAATTTTTATACAGAAATAAAAGATGACTTAAAAGTTTGAGAAGCATTTCTTTATATAGAATGGAAGGAAACTTTTTAAGTAGATATAATAATAAATTGGATGAGTGGGGCGAGTTAATTAAGAAGGATCCATCAAAAAAAGGTAAATATCAATCTGAAATGGCTGATTATATTATGAAATGTATGCCATATATGAATCAACATACAGATGAAGGTGAGGAAATGTCAAACACTGACAATGTATT